ATTTTTTCTTCTTCGCGCGGGGATTGTTCTTGGGTTTTGTTCTCTTGGGTTTTGTTAGTCAAAACCTCGTTTTGGGGTAGGTCAAAAGCAGGTTTTGAGGGGTCAAAAGCAGGTTTTGGGGTCGGTTCAGGGTCATAACCCGGTTTTGGGGTGGGCTTCCACAGCGAGACGTGATACCTGTTGGCTCTGCCGTCGGACTTGATTCGTCGGATGTACCCCAATTGCTCAAGCACATTCAGGCTTTTGGAGACGGTGGGCTGTGAGCATCGCGCGATCTTGGCGATGCGCTCCAGACTTGGCCAGCATACGCCGGTGTTGTCGGCGTGGCGTATCAGCGCCATGTACACCAGCAGATCGTAGGCACCCAAACGGTCATCATCCATTACCCAGTTGGGGAGCATGGAGAAGCCCGAGTTCTGTGCTATACTCGTATCGGACATGTTCCCACCTTTCCAGCGCCTCTCTGCCGTTCTCTCGGGGAGGTGCTTACTTTATTCCTTGATCTTTTATTTGACATTATCGCGCCCGGTTCCCGTGCGCATATACATATTATATATGCAGTAGACACAACTTGCAATCAGGAACAATCTGATGTATATTTGACTTATGAACGCTAAAGACTACACCGCAACGGTGGAGCAGTACGCGGCACGCTGGCACCTCAACGTGCAGACCGTCCGCCGATACTGCCGCGAGAAACGACTACCCTACATCAAGGTAGGCCACCGCTACTACTTCAACCCCGACATCACACCACTACCAGTAGGAGCAACGATCAACGATGAATGACCCGCGAATCACACTACCGCTCGCACGCTTGGCGGCAGACCCCGAACGCAAACAGACCCGCAACGGCACACCGTACCTGCTTGTCCGAGTCGCCGCCACAGGCGGACATGTGGACAAGACCACGAAGCAGTGGGTTGACCACGATACCATGTGGGCCACGATCTTCGAGTATGACCTGCGAATGGCCGAAACCTACGAACGCATGTTGCGCAAGGGCACTCCCGTCCGCGTCGAAGGCGTCCTCAAGTGGAAGACCGGCACCGACAACCACGGTCAGCTGCGCACCGACTTCATTATCGAACACGCGACCATCAGTCTGGCCATGCTCAAGGCGAAAACCCAGCAGGCTCAGCAAGACCAGCAGTCCGGCAACCAGCGGCCCGGAACCGACACGTTCGGCCCGACCGACTCGTTCAGCCAGATGGCCGACAACGAATGGGACGTGTTCTGATGGCCGTCAACGTAACCCAGAAAGACCAGACGTTAAACGAAATCATCGAGTTTTGCGAAGACGTTATGAGCGTCTGGTGCCGTAAGGAAGGGGCGCACGCCCGAGGATACCGGGAAGCGCTCGCCGAAGTGATCGCCCATTGCCGTGACAGCCTCGGATATACGGGCGTCATGCCGTTGGAAGTACCCAACCAAAGCGAAGGAGCCGACCAATGTTCGACCAACTCATAGACCAAGCCATACAGGACGCCACCGTTGACCCGGACGGACTACGCCTGTACCGCGTCAAGTTCAACGATGCGGGCGAAATGTACGGACTCACACAAATCACCACCGATTGAAAGGAACCACAATGACTCGCTATCTCGTCACTGGAGAAGATTGCAATGAGCGATGAAATGAAGATGCCGATCAGCGAACGCGAAGCCGAGCAGAGCGGCTGGCAGACACGATATGACGGCACATCATTCTGCCCCACCCACCAATTCCAGAAAGGACACCAGAAATGAGCCTCGCACCACAAAGCATCGAACTTTGCGACATCTGCGGAAAACTCCGTGTTGACGCCGCGACTAAACAGACCATCATCCTCGTGCACGGCAACGATGCGAAGCGGGCCACCAGCGTCTGTCTCGACTGCATCAAACGATTCGGGTTCAAGCCCATCGTCACCGTCACCCCCGAATACTACGAGAAGCTGCTGGACGCCGCGGATCGCGGCATGGCGGTAAGGGAGGTCACGGAATGAGGAAAACACTCACGCTCGCAATCGTCTCCATCGTCACGCTCTCGCTCGCCGCCTGCGGCACCGCCATGCAGGATAATACCGGAGAGGACGAAGCCAACGATGATATCGTGTGCGCCGAGGTCGCGGCGAACATCTACCAGTGCGACGTGACCATGGGAGACACGCGCCGCGTCACCTACCTCGTCTACGACGGCAAGCTCAGAGCGGGAATGAGCTGCGACTGGGCGCACGCGGACGGGAGCGACAACCTATGAGCAGCACAAGAACACGAGTCGAAAAGCGATGAAACTCATTCGCGAACCATTCGCATTCAGCCTCTTCATTCCCGGCATCCCCGCTAGTAAAGGCTCCTACCGTCCAATCACCGGCAGGAGCCGCACCACCGGCAAACCAGTAACCCGCCTCATACCAATGGACAGGAAGGAACGCCCGTGGCGCGACCACGTGCGCGACACCATCCTCAGCCACAAACACCCAACCATCCCACCAAACTCATACATCAAGATAGAAACCACGTTCTACCTCCCCCGCCCCAAAACCACCCCACCCCACAAACGCAAACACCCCACCGTCAAACCAGACATAGACAAACTCCAACGCGCCCTATACGACGCCATCACCGAAACCCACATCTGGCATGATGACTGCCAGATAACCGACGTAATCAGCCACAAACGCTACGCCGACGACACCCCCACCGGCGTATTCCTCACGATCACATGGGAGCCGAACCAATGAAGAAACCAAACGAATTCGACTACTTCCGCAACACCAACAAGCCGGAGAAAAACACAACCGGCTACAAGCTGGGCCGTATCCTCGGCGTACTACTACTCACCCTAGCCGTCCTCTTAATCACTACAGGCACCATAGCTCTGCTTAAACTCCTGATAACCTACATCCTCGCCTAAAGGAACCATCATGCCTCTCAGCCAACGCAAAACCGAACTAGCCCTCCACTGGCACCGCAAACACTACGATCCCGAATACATCGCCACCCTACTCAACACCAGCCCAGAAGAAATACAAACCATCATCAACCAACACCAGCAACAAGCTAAACCCAAGTAAGCATAAAATACTCCTATGAGCAACGTAACCCGCGACGCACACGGACGCATAACCGGTGGAGTGAACAACCCGACCGGAAAAGGCGGCTTCCAAGAACGCCCACAAGACCGAGGCACATGGACAAAAGACACCAGCCCGACCCGATGGATACGCGAATACGGGAAACTCTCCGCTAAGGAATTCGCTGAGAAAGCGAAAGACCCGAACCTGACCATGATCCAGCGGATAGCGGTCAAGCATATTGTTGACGCGGAGAAGAACCCGAAGGTCGCTACCGATCTGATCGACCGTTTGGACGGTAAACCGCACCAGTCCACCGACGTGAATGTTACCGGCTACGAGCCGCCGCGCATCGTGTTGGAACCGTTCGATGACAACCCCGAGAACAAGAAGGACGAGGATAATGAGTAAACCACGCTTGCAAGTCCAAACCATGAAGACCAGTGACCTGATTCCCTATGCTCGGAACGCCAAACAGCATCCCGAAGAACAGGTGGCGCAGATCGCCGCGTCTATCCGTGAGTTCGGTATGAACGACCCTGTGGCGGTCTGACATGACAAGGACGGTACGCCGGTCATCGTGGAAGGCCACGGCAGGGTACTCGCCTTGCAGAAACTCAATATCGAGGAATGCCCGGTCATCTGCCTTGATGACCTGACCGACTCACAACGCCGCGCCTACACGCTGATTCACAATCAGCTCACTATGAACACCGGGTGGGACGCAGATATACTCGGTCTGGAACTGGAAGACCTTACATCGGACTTCGATATGGACTTCTATGGGTTTGACCTGCCAGCGCTTGACGTGCAAGACCCGGACAGTGACGAAGGTTTGGACGATATCAATGATAAACACGCCATCCAAGTCAACGTGGACGATGAAAACGAACTCGAAACTGTGTTCAACAAGCTAGTACAGGAGGGATATCAGTGCAAGATCATCACCATCTGACAATAGATATCACCCGGAGTAGCACGCCGCCGGTAGATAATTTCCGTGTTAACGCTATCCGCTCCGACTACGATTACACGGTTCCCGAGGTAACCGAGCATTTCACAGGGGAGATAATCCTCCCTGATGACTGGCAGATAGGCGTCATCGTCGGAGCCAGCGGAACAGGAAAAACAACTATCGCCCGCGAACTGTTCGGCGACTGCTTCACCCCACTGCCTGAGCATCGCAACCCCAGCGTGATAATGGACATGCCCCAAGGCCCCACGGTCGGAGAGATAACAAGAATGTTCACCTCGCTCGGCTTCTCCAGCGTCCCGTCATGGCTGAAACCCTACCCGGTGCTGAGCAACGGGGAGAAAATGCGTGCCGATCTGGCATACACCCTGCTCTCAGCGACCCCGGATAATCCCGTGGCCTACGACGAATTCACCAGCGTTGTTGACCGGGACGTGGCACACAATCTCTGCCTTGCATTGCACAAGCACATCAAACGCACGCCACGACTCCGGTTCATCGCGGTAACCTGCCACTCCGATATTCTCGATTGGTTGCAACCCGATTGGGTGTACTCCACGGATGATATGGGGATGATTGACCCAAAACATTCAAGCCCGCTCAACGACGGTTCACAGTCGAACGATGCGACCGAGGCGAGTGGGCAAAGTTTAAGCGATATCATTATCTGACCGGCCAGCTGAATAACACCGCTCGATGCTGGGAGGTCAAATACTGCGGGAAGCCCGTTGGCTTCTGCGCGGTATTCAAGATGCCCAGATCTAACGGCACTGCAATGGCCCGTATTCACAGAATCGTCATTCACCCTGACTGGCAGGGAATCGGACTAGGGAGAATGCTCGCCACAACGGTCGCCAAGCACGTGAGCCTCCAGTATGATTGCTTCCTGCAAACCTCGAACACCGCAATGAAGCACGCGCTTCTGCACTACGACGATTGGAAGCTAATCCGGAACAACACCAACATTATGACTCTGAAACACGCGAGAAAACTCGCTGGGACGAAAAACCATAATTTAGCTAAAGCGTCACGCCGTGTGAAGACAGCCAGTTTCGTCATCAGGAAGCACCAATGAAGATAGCTAAACCGTACCGTGATTTATGGTGGTGGATTCGCTCGGAGACGCCACCATACCGGTATTACTGCTACTCCGGTGGCCGAGCCAGCGGCAAGAGTACAAGCGTGGCGCAGAGTCTCATACTCCGTGCCGCAACCCAGCCCATCACGGTATTGTGCGCCCGCGAATTCCAGAACAGTATCACCGATTCCGTGCATAAACTTTTGGCTGACACCATCGAATCGTTCGGCGTCAAGGGCTTCGAGGTCACACGCGACTCCATCCGCCACATCAACGGGAGCCTATTCATCTTCCGAGGCCTCCACAACAATCTGCAATCGATCAAGAGCATCGAGGGCGTGGACGTATGTTGGGTGGAGGAAGCGCAGACCATCAGCAAGGAAAGCCTGACCACGCTTATACCGACGATACGCCGCCCCAACTCCACTCTGATCTTCACTTGGAACCCGCTCACTTCACATGACCCGGTGTGGACGTACTTCATTACCGGTGATTCGGAGGAACGCCGCCGCCAGACCTGCCACTGGCACACCACCTACAACGACGTGCGCCGCCTGTTGAGCCAAGACGTTCTGGACATGATACGCGCCGACCAACAGTCGGCGGACTACGCGCACATCTGGCTGGGCTTACCGTACTCCGATACCGATAACCAGCTAATCACCGATACGATGATAGGCGAAGCCGTCCAACGTCAACCATTGGACGGCCCGGTAACGTTCGGCGTGGACGTGGCCCGATACGGCACCGACCGAACCGCGCTCTGCATCAAACAGGGCAACCGAATCAGCATATTGGAATCGTGGACACACAGCAGCATCGTGAATACTGCGGAACGCATCAAACTCCGGGCCGCCCAGTACAAGCCAGTAGCCATCCGTGTGGACGATACCGGCGTGGGCGGAGGGTTGACAGACCTGCTCAAGACAAGCGGGCTGCCCGTTGACGCCATCAACTACGCCGGTAAGGCGAAAGACCCGCAGTATCCGAACGTGGCCAGCGAACTATGGTTTGACTTCGCTACCATGCTGCCCTCATTGAGCATCAACCCGCAATTGGATGACTTCGCCAAGCTCTCAAGCGAGCTGACCACCAGACGGTGGAAGATCACCAGCCGGAACCAACGCCAGATCGAAAGCAAACAGGACTACAAAGATCGAGAGAATCTAGGTAGCCCCGATCTCGCAGACGCCGTACTGCTTGCCTGCTATGAGCCACCGAAACTACCGTCATGGAACGTAATGGTTTGCTAATCGATTCGGCGTCATTGCCGGTAGACTGAGAAGCAGAGACTTACGACGAATCGAGGAAACCGTGAGCTTACTCAGCAATCTCCGCGACGGGTTTATGAGCGCGTTCGACCGCAACCACGCGCCGAGCATGTCCCCCACTCCAATGGGCGGGAATATCTGGCAGCCGATGGGCGGCAACAGCATCCCCATGAACGACACCTACGATAACGTGTTCCCCTATGTGAACGCCATCGCCCAGCGGTTCAGCACGGTGATCCCCTACGCCGTGGACGCGGAGAACAGGCGTATCGAACCGGCCCCCGCACCGTTGGCCGCGCTCTACGCGCCCAACGACACCTATTCCTGCCTCGAATTCCTGAAACTCGTTTGCGCCAGCATCCTCACCCAATCCCACTTGGACATCCTTATCTGGACAACCAACGGGCCGGGCGGAGACATCACAGCCGACAACATCATCGGCTATACGCTGCTACCGTCCAACAGCCGCCAATACAATTCCACACGCTCCGACTGGTATCACCGCGTCACCATGGACTTCGGCGAAGGCGAACGAGTCTACGAATTCAGCCGTGATGAAACCATCGCCCTCAGCTACAGTCAGCATCCGAACGACCCGACGCGCGGCATAGCTCCAGCCATGACCGTGAAGAAGTGGGCCAACGTGGACGACATGATCGCCGACTATGAACGTGGTTTCTTCGGCAACAACGCCGTACCTGCCGGAATGCTCGGCATCGTGTCCGAGAACACGGAGGACTTCCAGCGTAACCGCGACCGGCTCGAAAACACGTTCCGTGGAGCCGGGAACAACAACGGAATCGTCTATAACATGATCCCGGTTGACCCGATGACCCATAAGCCCAGCACCACCAGCAAACTCGTGTGGGTGCCGTTCCAGAACGCCAACGATACGCTGGACTTGCAGACCGTGAACGACGTGGTGAACAACCGCTTGTCGAACGCGCTCGCAGTACCGGACATTATTCGCGGCATCGACAACGGACAGACCTACGCCAACGCCGAACAGGCCGAACGCGCGTTCATCGAAAACACGTTAAAGCCGCTGTGTATGACGGTGTGGGATAAATGGCAGTTCGAGCTTGACCGCATCACCGGAGGACTCGGCTATGGCATCACGTTCGACCTCGATCTACCCTCCCAGACCGACGTGGAGAAGGTGCAGGCGGACACCCAGAAGGTGCGTATCGACTCGCTCACCCAGCTTCTAAGCATGGGTGCCAGTCTGGAATCTGCCGTGGACGCGCTCGGCCTCCCCGAAGCGTACAAGCGTCTGGACTTGCACCAGCAGGCTCCGACGCTGACTATCCCCATAGCCGCGAATCGATATGCGCGGAATATCAAACCGCAGGAAACGGCCACCGAGAACCGTATCCTCCCGGCGACGCGACGCTACGTGAACCGAGTAATCCGCATGGCCCGCCGCTCCCAGAACGGTTTGCGTGATGATCTGGAAGCCATCGGCGACCAGTGGATAAACGACGTGGAAGACGAGTTGATGACCAACCTCGCCGCCTACGCGCGACGCACCGGCTACGAGCTGGAGCAGGTCATCACCGCGTGGGCGGAAGTCCATCCGGAAAGCGCCATTGCCGTGGAGGTCGAGGGATACACCGCCGATGATTGGCGGCAACTCTACTTCTGGAGCGAACTACCCGATACCGTGCGTGAAGCGTACTTGGAGCACTTGCGTAGCATCGCCAAGTCCACCAGCAAGACCATCACGAACAACGTCCTTGAACTCCTGAACCGTGCCGACGTGGAACAGTGGAACGCGGAACAGTTGCGCGACCGTCTCGAACGATTGGGCAACGATCACGCCGAACTTATCGCCCGCTGTGAGACGGTGCAATCCCAGCGGCTCGGCAGCTTGTACAGCGCCCGCAACCTCAGCGAAACGCTCGGCGTCCGACTGGACAAGGTATGGCGCACTTCCGGTGACAGCAAGGTATGTGAATTCTGCCGCCACATGGAAGGCGACCGCATCCCGCTCGATGACACGTACATGGCTGAGAACGCCAGCGTGGAAATCGGAGACCGCACGTATGTCAACAACTTCGAGAGTATGCAGACGCCGAACGGACACCCCAACTGCCGTTGCTACGAGGATTACGAGGTGGTGGAATCATGACTTACGACATTCATTGTAAACGCTGCGGACGCTACCTAGGCTCCTGCGCCCGCGACACCATGGTTACATTGAAGTGCCCGAACTGCAAAGGCCTGGACACGTATCGCATCGTGCTACTATGGGGGTCAGAACATTAAGCCCATTAAGGACGTTCGACCGCACCACTACCCTACTAATTGAAAGGGCCAAGATGAAGACTCGTAAGAGCTTCGCCAACAGCGGTGCCCCAGAAACCAATGGCCGTACCCTCACCTTCCTCGCCAACAGCGGCAAAGTGATGTGCGACGGACTCACCGTAGACCTCAAGACACTCAAAGCGCCGCTTATCGACGGCAGCCTGAAACTGGTGTCCGACCTCACCGAGTCCGACAAACTATCCCTCCCGCTCCTGATCGACCACATGCCCAGCATCGAATGCCAGGCGGGTGCAATCACCCGACTTTGGATAACCGATGACGGGATGATGGCCGAAGCGAAACTCAGCGAGGTAGATCAAGGCGAACGCATCCGCCAGCTCGCCGCCGACGGATGTTTGACCAATAGTTTCAGTATCACCGTTGAATTCAACCAGAGTCCCGGCAAGGACGGTATTATCCACGATGGCGAATTGCTGGAAATCAGCGTTGTGTATCGTGGTGCCGACCCACGGGCCGCTTTCACCGCAATCAACAGTCGAAACAACACGAACGGAGACACCATGAACCCGGAACTCCTGAAGAAGCTGGCGCGTACCATCGCCCAGTTCAAACTCACCCCGGACGAGGCGGAACAGCTCACCACGTCCATCGGTGAGATCATGCAGGGCGCGCTTGATGACATCACCGAAGCCATCGGCGAACAGTCCGACTCCAACAATGAGGAAAACACCCCTGCTCCGGAGGAACCCGTGCAGACTTCCAGCGGTCGCCAGACCATCATCATCAACAAAGCCAACCACGCCGCCCACCAGTCGGGTACCGTGAAGTTCTCCCACGATCGCAAGACGTGGCTGGACTCCGACGACGCCATGATCGCTTTCGAGCGTGCCCTGATTGATACCGATAACAAGGGTGTCGAAGCATTCCATAAGGAGTGGGCGGACACCGTGAACCGTAACATGGCGGATACCGCGTCGTTCGGCGTGGACGCTACCAACGTGACCAAGTTCATTCCGACCGAGGCCATCACTACGATCTCGGACGCTTTGAACACTCGCGGCTCCGGCCTGTGGAACCTGCTGCGCAAGACCGGCATGGATCGCCTGACCATCGGCGGCAACGTTGCTGGTCTGACCGAGCAGACCCGCGCCTACGGCTACCCGGTGTCCTCCTACGGCACGGAGAAGACGGAACAGAAGCTTTCGTTCGTGAAGCGTGAGCTTCAGGCCGACTACACCTACAAATACATTACGTTGAACAAGGGTGATATTCGCCGCACCCAGCGTCCGGGCGCTCTGCTCCGCTACGTGTTGCAGGAGCTGCCGAACTACATCATCCAGACCATCGAGCGTCAGGTTACGCTCGGCGGCTACACGGATATGGCTCACTTCCGTAGCGTGGTGACCGACGCGGCAGACAATTCGTCCGAGTGGGAGGGCAACCGTTTCGCGCTCTCCTACACCATGACGGATAACGCTCCGCTGATGGACTTCGTTCGCGCCTCCCACATGGTTCGCGCGCAGGGCAACAAGGTGCTGCTGTGCAACGCTGATACTGTTGCCGACCTTCTCATGTCCGCGAACGCGAACGGTAACACGTTCATCGCTCTCGGCGGTGACGATACTCTGGCCCGCGCCCTCGGCGTTAACCAGATCATCACCCCGGAATGGTGGACTGACACGGACGACACCAAGACTATGGGTGTCATCATGGCCGCGTCCCACTACGCTGTGGTTGGCGATACGTCCATCGAGGCGTTCACCAACTTCGCGCTCTCGACCAACACCAACGAGTATCTTCAGGAGATTTACGCTGGTGGTGGTCTGGACGCGGAGAAGTCCGCCGTGGTCATCAAGCCGAAGGGTGAATGATGAACGCTGAAATGTACGCACGAGTCGGCGGCAAGGCGCTGCCCGAAGACAACGTGAACACGGTTAAGGTCATCAACTTTGTTGACGAAGAGGGCCAGCCTGTCGGTAAGGCCGCTCACGTTGACCCGACCACTGGCACGGTAACGCAGGTGGTGAACGCTCTGATCGCCGCAGGCCTGATGGCGTCCGCCTGACACGCTACCCTAAACAGTAGCGGGACTGCACCGCAAAGGCCCTATCTCCTACAATGGGAGGTAGGGCCTAACTCATTTTCGGAAGGAGCAACCATGGACATCGACGCAAGCGTAATCGACCAAGTGGGAGAAGCCACCTACGCGCGGTGGAAAGATGCCGCGCTCGCAGACCTCGCCAACATTCTATGCCAAAAAGCCCTATTCCAGATCACGGATGATTACGTGGGAATCGTCGTAGGAGACGGTCGCCACGTAGCACTAATGGCATGGTACTCGGATGTGACCAACGTGCAGACCACCGACGGCGTGAAACTCGATTACCGGGTGAACTACACTATGGGCGACGGGTGGACGCCCGAAACCAAGTACGCGAACTGCCTGACCATTGCGCAACGTCTCGCGGTTGGCACGGCAGTAACCGTGACCGGTACACACGGTTTCGCCAAACTGCCCGCCCCATTATCTTCGGTGCTGGCGGCGGTCATCGAGGCGGATCAGAGCATTCTTGAGCAGACCGACCGTCTCACGTCCAAGAGTATCGAGGATGTGAGCGTGAGTTACGCCACGGTCAACGAGACGGCAATGGAACGTGCGTTGACGCCGTACCAGTCTCTTATCAACCAGTGGAGCCTATGCCGAAACGGCGGCAACAGTGGCGGTATTCTCTCCATGCCGCGCAAGCATCATAATCTTCCGTGGTGGTTGAACGCTCAGGATTACGTGGGAGGTGACTACGCTTATGGCAGCGTTTTGTGACCCGTTCCTACTGTTCCCGAACCAAGTCCAGACGGCGACGCTTTGGCGGTACACTGCTCCCGGCCTACCTAACGAACAATTGGCCGACTTGCAGGTGATTGTGAAGCACTCCACCCAGTCCGACCAGCCGACCGAATACGGTTCGCGTATCAGCAGCCGCCGCTTCCACATTAAAACGGATACGGTTCCAGGGAGTCTGCGGGAAAACATGGAACTATGGCCCGACCTTATGCTGCAACTTGAAGACGGCAGAGTCTATCAAGTCACCCAAGCCAGTCGCGGCGACGACATGGACATGGGACAGACCCGATTCATCACCGTGTACGGGAACCCGTATGGCAGGGACAGCATATGAGCTACCGGCTAAAACTGACCGCTGATTGGACGCGCAAACTCTCCACGCAACAGCTCAACGAAGGTGGCGTGAAGATGATGACGGACATTCTCAAGATGGCACGCCAGAACGCGCCCGTCTTGACCGGAGCGCTGCGGAACAGCGGACGTTTTCAGCAGCTCTCCACCGTCAAGTGGCGTATCACGTTCGGCAACGCTCGTGTTCCCTACGCTCGCATCCGCGAATACACCAACCGGCTACACCCGAACACGGTACGCTACCTACAGCGGGCACGAAACACTGCCGCCTCCCGTGCCAAGTCGTATTTCAACCTAGGATAGGAGCAAAACCATGATTGATCTGGCCATGTGCATGACCCTGCAAAACGAGGGTTTCGGCACTTACGGTAAGACCCTGTTCTTCGGCACCAGTCCCGTATTGGACACGGGTAGCGTCACGAACGCCGAGGGCATCTGGGTCAACGCGAACACCGTGGATATCAACGGCGACCTGTATACCGACCAGTTGACCATCAGTAGCCGCTACTTCGACGTGATCGAGCAAGGACATTTGATGCTCAGGTTATTGCGTTTCGTCAACAACAAACTGCATGACTATTGCAGGCTCACCTGCGACCCCATTGCTGATATAGACTTCACATCAATCCGCGTGCATCCGGCGACCGCCATAGACATGGACGCCATCGACGGGGAAGGCCGATGGGTGAAAAGCATCCGGTTCAACGTGGATTACAAACTCGACCCAGCAACGGTAGAATAGGAACCGTCCAATAGTCGCGCGTGTGCAGTCCCGCCCGACGAAAGGACAAACAATGGCTTCCTACCCCCTTATCGGCAAGAAGACAGTCTATATTGACGATCTGGTGATTAGCCCCGACTTCGTGCAGGACGAAGTGGGCACCATCACCCTGACCCCCGGCACCACCGAGGTGGCTTCGCAGTCCGGCACCATCAACGTGCCGAACGGCTCGTATGAGGAAATGAGTTTCGAGCTGAACATCATCTGCCCGAGCGTCCGATTCCTCGGCATGCTGTTCCCCGAGCTGTACCATAACGCGAAGTTCAAGCGCGTTATCTCCGGTGCAATGTCCGAAACGGGTCAAGTGCGTTTCGGCGGCAACGAATGCGTCTCGAACACTCCGAGGGATATCATCATCCATAACGTGTGCGACGGTCATTCGTCCGCGCAGGACTTCCGTATCCCGCAGGCGCTAATCAGCGCGGGCGGCGAGTTCACCATCAGTTTGTCAGACCCGTTCGTGGTCACGCTGACCGGCACGATGACCTCCGGCGCGAACGGTGCCGTGGCCATGGGTGAGCTTGATCTGGATACCCCGTCGTACTACGACGAGGATTCCGGCACCATCAAGACGGAGAACACTGAGATCACCGCGCTTACCGCATCCCCGGCGAACATCTCCGGCAGCATTGGCGATCATGTGACGGTGAATGTGGTGGCGTCTCCGAATGGTGCGACTGGTACCATCACCGCCACCGTAAACGAAAACACTAAGGCTTCCGCTACGGACAACGGGGACGGCACTTGGGATATCGAGTTGAAGCAGAGCGGTGCGGGTACCGTCACGTTCAAGGATGGCAGTGTTCAGACCGTGGTTAACTTCAATGTCACCGGTGACTGAGCATAAGTAACGCCCGCCACCGGATCGGCACGGTCATGGTGGCGGGCGCGGGAGAGAGAAGGTTCCGAGAAGGGGAACAAGATCAATGATATCACACGATTGGAGCAATAATGACTACCCCGGTTTTAAGCATCGATACCCGCGAAGCGTTCCGCACCCTTACGGTGAAGCTTGACGGCACGGTGTACACCATGCGTCCGCTCGGCTCGAAGGATATGCTAACGATTCTGGATAATGCGGAGACGATCGACAAGCTGAGCGCTGGCGTGGCCAACCGTGAGACGTTGGAAACAGCGGAAAAGATTATCTTCCCGTTGGTCGAATCGCTTATGAGTCCCGCCGATAAATTCTACGAGTGGGCTTCGCAGACCCGCCAGCGTAGCGACCTCGCCTATCAGCGTGCCATGACCGCGTTGTCTGGGCTTATGGCGAAGAACATCACCGTTGCCATCAAGGGCGAATAATGAAGTCGTGGGATAGCCTGCTCACTCCCGCCGAACGGGAGAAGATGCGGAAATTCAAGCAGCAGGAACAAGCACGCCGCCCGCTGCCGTCCGTTCGTATCCTCGCTGAACTCGGTGACATGTACGGGTGGCAGGCTATCCGCGACGTGCTGGAAAACAACGTTGACCCCGACCTTATGATGCGACTTCTACGGGAGGGCCGGAACGTGCGGCGCAAGCATCTGGCCGACCAGTATCGCATGATGTTTGAGAGCATCGCCGCCGCTTTCACTAAGCATGGCGACCGCAAGATTAACGCGATCATCGAAAAACTCGGGAAGGACTCGTGATGGCCGACGCGACACTGACCCTAGATGCCGAGATCAACACCGGCGATTGGAACGCTGGCGTCAAGGATATTCAATCTGGTAGCAGGCAGATCGAGGAATCGGCGCGGCAGGCTGATGAAGCGTTGGAAGGCGTTGACAAGTCTGCTAGCAAGTCTTCCAGCGGGTTCGGTAAGTTCGGTGCCGCCGCTGGTGCCGTTGGCGGTCTGGTTTCCTCTGGTATTGGCATGGCTGTGGACGCCATTGCCGACCTTACCGGGGATATCGTGGAGGCGTCCGATTCGGCGGACAAGTTTAAAAGCACGTTGAACTTTGCCGGGTTGGATACGGGTACGATTGACGCGCTCACGGCCAGTACTCAGGAATACGCCGACCAGACCGTGTATTCCATCAGTGATATTCGCAATGTCACGGCCCAGCTTGCCGCGAACGGCGTGCAGGGTTTCGACCAGTTGGCTGAAGCCGCTGGCAATTTGAACGCGGTCGCCGGTGGCAACGCGGAAACTTTCAGCTCTGTAGGCATGGTGCTTACGCAGACCGCTGGCGCGGGCAAGCTCACTACCGAGAATTGGAACCAGTTGGCCGACGCCATACCGGGTGCTTCAGGCAAGCTTCAGGAAGCGATGCTGAAGAACGGCGCTTATACCGGGAACTTCCGCGACGCGATGGAGAAGGGCGAAATCTCAGCGGAGGAATTCAACAAAGCCATAATGGACTTGGGTATGACCGACGCCGCGAAGGAGGCCGCTACCAGTACGGCGACCATCGAGGGCGCTATGGGTAATCTGCAAGCGTCCGTGGTTGGCGTTGGTACGACGATTCTTGACCAGTTCAAAGGCCCGTTGACTTCGGGCATCAGCATGTTGGCGCAGGGCATCAGCGGACTCTCTGGCGTGTTTACCGGGATGGTACAGACTATCGGCCCGATTCTATCGCAGATCGGCACCGTGTTCCAAACGGCTTTCGCACCCATTGGAACGATGATTACCACGCAACTGCTCCCCGCTTTGCAGCCGCTTATGATGGCGTTGCAGAATCTCGGGAGCGCAGTCATGCCCGTCATCATGACCGCGATCCAGACTATCGCGCCCGTGTTGGCAACCGTGGTGAGCAACGTCATCCAGACCATGACAGTCATATCCACGGCAGTGACTCCCGTAATCAACGGTATCGCCAGTGTGATTCAGGCCGTGCTGCCAGTCATCCAGTCAGTCTTCCAGACATGGGGAGCCAGTATTCAGGGCGTCATCAACGCGGTTTTCCCGTTCATCCAGACCGTTATCGAATCGGTGATGAACGTAGTCAACGCGATTATCAGTACCGTTCTGGCGGCTATCAACGGCGACTGGTCTGGCGTTTGGGAAGGAATTCAGAGTATCGTTTCTAGCGTTTGGGACGGTATCCAGAATATTGTTTCTGGTGCCATCAATGCAGTGTCAGGCGTCATATCGAGCGTGCTGAGCGGCATCAGCAGTATTTTCAGCAGTGTGTGGAACGGCATCAAGGGCGCTGTGAGTGGCGCGTGGAACGGTATCACTAGTGCCGTGAGCAACGGGGTTAGCTCTATGATGAATTTCATCACCAGCATCCCCAGCAAAATCATGGGCGTGTTCAGTGGTGCCGGTTCATGGCTTCTCAGCGCTGGAAAGAACATCATTGATGGTCTGATTAACGGCATCACGAACGCCATCGGCGGTGCCATTTCGGCAGTCAAGGACGCTGTTGGCGGTATCATCGACGGCGCTAAGAGCCTGCTAGGCATCGCGTCCCCGTCCAAGGTGTTCGATCGTGAGATCGGTCGGATGATTCCGGCTGGTCTTGGGCGTGGCGTATCGGAGAACGTGCGTGCGGCCACTCGTCCGGTGGAGGACATGGTGAATTCGCTTCTGCCGTCGTCCATCGTGACTCCAATGCCGGTCATGTCTAACCCGGTGCCCATGAACGCGAACAGTGGCCCGCGTGTGAACGCGCCTATTACCGTGAACGCGCTTGACCCGAACGCCGCCGCTCAAGAGACGGTGAGGGTGATTAATTTCCATTACGTGTGACAAGTCGCGCGGGTAGACTGAGGGTATGGCTATCTTCACCCTTGACCCGCGCGACGTTCGCCTGACCCTCAACGGGTTCCCCTTGTACGGAACCGACTCATACGGGTGCGAATGGCACGTAACATTCCAGAACGTTTCGGGCTTGTTCGATGGCGTTGGTTCGACCTTGCAGACCAAGGACAAAGCGTGGTCTGACGGCTGGTTTAGCAATATCCCCGTGGCTCAAGGCCGGTCGATCGCTATTGAGGGTCATATCATCGGTAGATGCACTGAGAACTGCATCAACGCTTGGGATGCGTTCAAGCGTGCGTTCAACATCACAGGCCAGTCGCTTGTCGTGGAGCTTGGGAATATCAGCCGTCAGGTGCAGGTCATGCAATCGTCTTCCGCTCCATTGGTTGAGTGGGCTGGTGTCAACATTCTCAAATTCAGTATCGGCTTGACCGCTTTGGACTCGTATCTTTACGATACGCAGTCCGTGAGCGGCAATACCGGGTTGCCGAGCAGTCAGGGCGGTATGACGTTCCCCTATCACTTCGAGGGCATCGACACGGGCACGGGTTCAACGTGGGTATGGTCTGAAACAACGGTGTCGGGTAGCGTGCGCCTCACGAACACGGGTAGCGCTCCGAGTCCGGTGACGATTCGTATCGACGGGCCTGTGGTGAACCCGCAGGTTGAGCATAGTCCGAGCGGGCACATCATGTCGTTCGACCTCAGTTTGGGCGATGGCCACTACATCCTTATCAACGGCGACACCCACGAGATTCTTATTGATGGCACCGACCCTGCGCGTGGCAGTGTGACCCGACGCGAATGGAGCTACGCGGAGGTCGGGGAGAACATCTGGATGTTCAGCGCCGAGGAACCCTCGGATAACGCTCGTATGACGGTATCGTTCAACCCGGCTTACATCTAAGGAGGTGCCGGATGCCATTAATTCCTAACCGATTGCCGCAGGCTAACGGCTTGTACTCTGACACGGCGCGTGTATTGTGGCAACGCTCCGGGTTGCAATTCGTTGCCGTCACGCTGGATGACGGCACGGTGATAGCCGAACTCCCCGACCTCCAACTGACCCACCTGACGTACCGTTTCGAGGAAACGACAAGCGAAACAGCCACGCTCCCGTGGCGCAACGCTCCACGCAACTGGGATGAAGCCACCACACCGTATCAGGTCGCCATACTCTTGGTGCGTGAGTCTACCGTGTTGTGGGGCGGTATCGTGGTCAAACGCGAACGGGTCATGCGCGGCGACGGGTTGACCCTGACACTGGCGACCGTCGAACACTACTTGGATAACGTGTACGTGCAGGATCACACCTATACGAATCGTGACCAGTGCGAGATCGTGGAAGACCTCGTAACCACCACGCTTGCAGACCACCGTTTCAATTTCGTTGTCGAAGCGTCCCCGAGTAGCGTCAGGCGCGACCGCACGTATGAGGCCGAGAGCGACAAGACACTGCTAAGCGTATTGCAGGAGCTTGCTAACGTGTTGAACGGGCCGGAATGGTGTACCTGGTGGCGTGCCATCAATGACGGTCATTATGAACCTGTGATGACGGTTGCTGACCATATCGGTTCCACCACGCCAAGCACCACGTTCGATGAAAGCGTTATGACCACGTTCACCCTGCTGGAGGATTACACCAACGGTTATGGTGCCAACGCGGTCATGGCGGTGAGTACGGCGGACGCTGGCGACCGCCCGCAGTCCGATTGGATGATCGCAGACCAACCCAACCGGCCCATGCTCGAATACGTGTTCCAACCGTCCACCAGCATCACTAACCGGGAGACCCTGAACGAACACGCCAAGTCTTCGCTGTTGCAGATGCAGGACGGTACTCAGACCATCACTATGGGCTTGAGCCTGCTATCCGCGCCGATGGTGTACGAGGAATGGAAGCCGGGCGACCTCATATCGTGGACAGTGGAGGAAGACGCCGAACATTTTCCCAACCATAATCACGGTACCGCCCGTATCATCGGCTATGAGATAGATTTTAGCGGAGCTTGGACTATTACCCCGACGTTGCAACAGGAGGACACTAATGCCGAGCAAATTCAAGTTCAGTCTAGATAGCGCCGACGCGACCGCACGCCAGTTCTCAGACATCAAACGCCAATTGCAGGAATTGCCGCCGAGCATCGTCAACAGCGTTAAACCCATGGTCGATCAGATCACGGAGATGTATGAGGAAGTGCAGACGCTGACGAACAATCTTGACCAGCGTGTGCAGGAAAGCATCACCCGCAACAGCTATACCCGTGCCGAGATTGACGTTAAAACTCAGACGTGGAACTGGGGTGTGTTGGCTCCCAATCGTGGCGGTACGGGTATCGCCAACGCCTATGACAATGTGTTTACGGTCGGCCCGTGGCGTGCCGTGTGGGTGTTGTCTGACGGTACTATGGGCACGTCTCAGTCGGTTCGTGCGGTGAAAACCGATATTGTGGACGCGGACGATTATATTCCGGTTGAATCGCTCCGTAAGGTGAAGTGGTGCATATATCGGATGACGGATGACAAGAACCTGAATCTTGATGACGCTCAGCCGTTGGTCGGTATGATCGCGGACGATATGGACGAAAACGGGTTGGGTTTCTTCTGTGAATACGATGCAGACGGCACTCTTACGGGCATCAACTACCCCATGCTCGGTGTGGCGGCGCTCAGGCTTGCTCAGCTGGTGGCGGACGAATTGGACGCGCTCAAGTCGAGGGTTGACGAACTATCCTCTAGCGCGGATAAAATGGGCGTAGACGATTCGGAGGATTGATTATGGCTATTATCATGCACCCGTTGACCGCTCGGAACGGTAACCCGGAGTATACGGCTGACGATTACCGTCACGCCATCAACCCTCTATTATTGCCGTCCGATGGTAGCGCGTTCAACGGGGTGTCTGGCATCCGTTACGGTTCCCCGAGTCCTCTGGTAACGGTGAGCGGCCTGAGGGCGACGGTCAAGGCCCATTGCGGCACCATCAGTCCGTGGGATGGACTCGGCGCGTACACCTACGCCATCACCACCAACACAACCGTTAATCTTGCCGACTCGACTAACAATTACAAAATTGCTATCACGGTGGAAGACCCGTCACAGTCGCACGGTACGACTCCGCGCGGCCAGACCCAAGTGTTCCCGGCTGGCACGCCTGACTCGAATATCAATGGTCTGGTGATCGCCGAGGTAAACGCCGGTGTCGCCAGCGATGTGGCTCCGATTATTCGCAATAACGCTATCCTGATGGCGCGTGATTTTGAACAGCTCAACACCATTGCCGCGATGGACGGGCAGGAAGCGGTGACCATTGCCGATAATGCGCATTATGTGAGGAATGACGGAACGTGGGAGGATGTCGTTTATCATGTGAGGAACGGCAATTGGGAGATGTGGATTAATTCCATGTCCCGCACAGGCATGGTAGTCACATCGGGCAACCATCTGAACGGCGGTTCATGGGACTCGTTGCAGGCACCGTTTACCATCCCCGAATACGCGCGGCCCTCGCGAAGCATTCAGAATGCGGCGGTTACTCAGAACGGAGGCAGCACCACCGCCGTTCTGACGATTAATGAGGAAGGTAAAATCTCATTGAGCAATCAAGGTGCATCAGGTTCCACCAATACCCTGATGGCGTCCTTGACATGGGTGTATTAGCGGAGACAACTGTTAATACTCCCAGCAAACGGTGATGCGGCCACTCTGCAATGTGTTTTCCGACCCATACAACACGAAAACCTGCCCAGACGCGTTGATGCTGAATGATGCCGCACGATTCGGATAATCAGGGTGAAAGAACGTCAACGGTACGGTACTGCCGGAGCCAAGCAACACCATACCGTAAGCGTGACTGATACCGCCGACATCCCCAACAGTACCGACGACTGTATTACTTTCGACGCTCCCGAACGTGATTGTCTTACGTTTCAGCTTCCACGTTCCGTCGGTTCTGACATAATGCGCATTATCGTCTCGGTCTAATATAAGACTATGACAGAAATTCTCACGGCAATCATCGGCGTAGGCGGCGTGGCACTCGGCGGACTCATAACATGGCTAGCCAACCGCCGGTCAGACCTGACAAGCGCATATCAGGCACTGGTTTCCGCGCAAGGGGATATGAAACGGCAGATCGACGCCCAAGACCAGAAAATAGACACGCTAATCAAGAACCGGGATGCGTTGCAATACACGATTGACCTTGAGACGGGGTATATTCGCGCGTTGGGACACTGGCTGTCAAAGTTCTGCGAGATCATCGAACCTGAATTTTTGGCGAATCATCCTAAACCGTCGTTGCCCGATGACCTACGCGACCGGATTGCATCGCTTGAGGAACTGGCTGGAGATAATGACTAGCTGAGCCTAATACGTATTATCGGTAATAATAATATCGATTCGTTCGATGATCGGTAATAATAATATCGATTCGTTCGATGATAAGATGATCCTATGAGACGTTTCAAACGGTGTGTGATCCTTGCATTGTTACTCGCCGCCGTCTCGTTGATAGTCCACGTCCTGATGACGGCCTACGCCGTTCTATACATGGCGTGGCTAGTCTTCTACACGATCAGCTTATAGGAGGAATTTCGATGGCTTTGAACGGTATCGACATCAGCAATTGGCAGGCTGGTATCGACTTGTCTGCCGTACCGTGTGATTTCGTCATCAGCAAGGCGACGGAAGGATGCTGGTACGTGTCAGCGTATTGCGCTCGACAAGTGGAACAGGCATTAAATCTGGGGAAATGCGTGGGCGTATACCATTACGCCAACGGCGGTAACGCCGTCTCCGAAGCCGACTACTTCGTGAACAATTGCGCGAATTGGGTCGGCAAAGTCGTATGGTGCTTGGACTGGGAAGCACAGGGTAACGGACTGTTCGGGTCTGGCGCGTCTGCTCAGCAGTGGATTAGGTCTTTCTGCGATCGAGTGTACGAGCGTACAGGCTCCCAGCCTATCGTCTACGTGCAAGCGTCCATGCTTAACGACGTTCAGAACATTGGCGATCGTGGATTGTGGGTAGCTCAGTACGCGAATATGAACGCTACGGGGTATCAGGATACGCCGTGGAACGAAGGCGCTTATGCGTGCGCCATCCGCCAGTATTCGTCCAATGGACGCCTACCCGGATACTCAGGCAGTCTTGACCTCAACAAGTTCTACGGTGATGTGAACGCCTGGAACGCATATAAGGCGGGTCATTCGAGTGTGACCAACGTGCCGACACCTTCCACTCCAGCTCCGTCCACTCCCGCGTCCGGCACGTACACCGTGTGCTCCGGTGACACGCTGAGCGGTATCGCGTCGATGTATGGGACTAGCTGGCAGGTGCTGGCACAGATCAATAATCTGTCTAACCCTGATCTGATTTATCCCGGTCAGGTGCTGAAGATCAATGGCACTGCCAATACAGTTCCGTCCGGTAGCGGTACCTATACGGTGCAGTCCGGTGACACGCTGAGCGGTATCGCCGCCAAGTACGGGACTTCGTGGCAGACTCTCCAGCAGCTTAACAGCATTGCCAACGCTAATCTGATCTATCCGGGTCAGGTGCTGAAGCTGCCGGGCGGCGCACCGTCACCGTCCGTTACCACGTACACTATCCAGTCCGGTGACACATTGAGCGGTATCGCCGCCAAGTACGGTACCAGTGTTTCCAGTCTGGTGGCGTTGAACGGTATCGCCAACCCTGATGTGATCTACGCGGGCCAGACGATCCGTATCAAGTAGACTATTCGATAGGAGGTTTGTCATGAACATGAATACTGGTGAGCCGACCAAGGACACCGCGATCAATAACGAAGTGCCGGACGGTAATGATAATTACGTGCCGACGTTCAACGCCGCGACCCGTAGGTGGGCGTATCTGGTTTCCGGCTTGGTCGGTATCGCCGGTGCGGTGCTGAGTTTCGTGAGCGCCGTGCCGGACATGCCGTCGTGGGTGGCTGTGATGGGTGGCGCTTGCGCTCTGATCGGCTCCGGCGTGGCTGGAATGTTCGGCGTCCACTACGCAGGTATCTCCAAGTGAGGTTACCATGAGTATCGCATCCGACTTGTTCCGCACCGTCACCGTCAAGATTCACGACATCAGCCAGCAACTCCCGTACATCGTTGTTAATCAGGCGGACGATAACGGCAAGATCATCCGTTTCGTCCCATTGGATCACGGACAGAAGGTCACTGGGTTCACCGGTGCCCGCTTGTATTATCCTCCGCGATCTGGCGACCCGTATGGTGATTACGTGACTGGTGTTGAGTCTGACGGTGCTTGGGACTTCGCTATTCCTGTGGGAGTCTTGAGTGTGGGACGGGTCGGATGCAATCTGTCTTTTATCGACGGGGATGGCGAAACGTATTCGCGGAACGTCGTGTTTCTGGTGGAACCGGCGGTGTCGGGTGTTTTCGACCCGGAGGACGGTCAGCAGACCCGTATCGACAAGATCGTCGGCACAGTGCAGACTGCCGCAGATACGGCTATCGACAGCATCAACGAAACCGCTGATAACGCAGTAGAGAAGATCAATCAAACGGTTAATGATGCGGCGGAGGCTGTGGGCGAGCGCGTCTTCTACGCATACCCGTACCCGCCCGACCCCGGGTGCTGTGTGATAGAGTACCCGGCCTTTCTCGGATACAATGGGAATACGGGCGTGTACATCAATCTAGAGCCGGAGGCATAGCACATGGCAGACATCTCCACAGGCACGCAGCGTGGCATCGTCCCTTTCGTGGACGAAACCACAGGACGCCTGCCCGACCAGTATCTTCCGCAGGGAGTCATCGACCTCCAAGGCGACCTCGAACAGGCAGTGACGAACGCGGGCGCGAGCGCCACGGCGGCCAAGGCGAGCGCCGAGTCCGCAACCCAGTCCGCGTCTGCGGCCGCGCAGTCGGCTGAGTCCGCGTCCACCTCGGCGTCTCAGGCAGGCGAGTCCGCGTCTCAGGCGAGCGGCTTCGCGTCCACCGCGTCTCAGGCGGCGACCACCGCGACGGGTGCGGCCTCCAACGCCTCGGCGTCCGCCACCGTCGCGCAGCAGAGCGCCTCGGAGGCTTCGGCGTCCGCTTCCGCCGCGAAGGCTTCGGAGACGAACGCGAAGAATTCCGAGAGCAGTGCTGCGGGCAGCGCATCTACCGCCCAGTCAGCCGCGAGCAGTGCAAGCGCGTCCGCCGCCGCTGCGAAAACATCTGAGAATAATGCGAAGACGTTGGAGACTAACGCGAAAACATCTGAAACGAACGCGAAGACCTCAGAAACGAACGCGGCGTCGAGCGCCCGGACCGCACAGACCGCCGCTGATACGGCGAAAGAGATCGCGGACAATTTCGATGTGACCGCCAGCGCTACAGCCAGTGCGCCGGGTGGTGCTGCATCTGTCAACGTCACCAAGAAAGGCACATCGTATAATCTAGCGTTTACCATTCCCCGAGGCGCACAAGGGCCGAAGGGCGACCCCGGCCCCAAGGGCGACCCCGGCCCCAAGGGCGACCCCGGAGATTTGACCACCGTGGCGCACGACGCCACGTTGACCGGCGACGGTACGAGCGGTACACCGCTGGGGAGTGGCGGACGGTACGGCAATCAACAATTTTGTCCACTTTTCTGCACCAATTGACTTTAACGACATTGTGGACAACGGGTTTCATGGAATCAATTTGGGGTCTTTTGAGACAGATGTGCTGAACGCGCCGACTGATTTGTATCATAAACCCGCTCGCTTGTTCATGATTGTCTCTAGCTGCGGTTTTAGGAACAGCTCTAATGTAAAAACTCAAATACTGGTAAATCGCGGCGGTGAGGAAATCGACTCGTCTGTATACATAAGGCACCGATATAACGCAGGCTGGTCTACTTGGCGTAAATTTGCGTTCACGTCCGACATTCCCTCTTTGTCGAAGTATGTCCCTCTCTCCACCTATCAGGCCCTTGAAACACGCGTCCAAGCCCTCGAAGCAAAACTAGCGAACCAGTGAAGGAGCATAACCATGTTCGAAACGTTCCAAACCATCATCAACGCCGGAGGCTACGACCTCGCGGACCTCACCGAGCGCATCAAGACGTTGTATGCGATGGGCGAGCTGTCCGAGGAGGAGATGAAGCAGCTCCTCGAACAGGCACAGGATAACGCCAATCAGGACGCCATGCTGCCCGACGTGTCGGAGCGTGTGGGCGCGTTGGAGACTCGTATGGCCGCGGTCGAGGAGCGTGTCGGCAAGCTCGAAGCGGGCGGCGTGGAGCCGGGCGAACCCGAGGAACCCGTGGACGAGTGGCCGGAATGGGTGCGCCCCACCAGCAAGGACACGCAGTATAACAAGGGTGACAAGGTGACGTTCAACGGCCAGCACTACGTGTGCGTGAAGAACAATGTCAGCGCGAGCCCTGATGAAGACCCGAAGCGCTGGACGCTCGTGGAGTAACAGCCGGTACACGTAACCTCGTGGTAGACTGGTATTGCTCCTTTCGAGCGATGGTGTGATGACCGAAATAAAAGAAAACGGCACCGGTGTTGATCGGGGTGCCGTATTCTCTCCCGGCACTGGTCTTGATGACTGGTGCCGGGTTCTTTTATGTCAATTGTCCAGCAAATATTCTCGGTTCCGGTATTCGCTGAGTACGGGAACGGTTTCGGGGTGATCGTTGTACGCGCTGACAAGCCAGCCGTTCGCATACGATTCCTTGGGGTGCTGGTGGATGCGTGCGTGGCATCCCATAGTGCCCGACCCGCACACGGTAATGAGATTGCTGGGCAGGTTCAATCCTTCCCACGCGTGGGAGCGCATACGCCTGTGATGCAAGTTGAAAGCGTAAGCGCTCAACGTTCTCCCGCAGATGAAGCACCTCCCGTGGTCACGGTTGAACACCGTCATACGGGTTTCGATATCCGGGTCGGTCTTGCTCACTCGAACACCCCCCCGCAGTGGAAGAAATACAGATTGACGGGAGAGACCAGCCGGAACGAGTATTGGTTCATATGACCGAATCCCGTTTCGCGTATGGGCGTGGTTTCCGCTCCCTCGATACTGTGCAGGACTTCATAGACTCGCAGGAACGCATCATAGTCTTTGAAGCCGATCTGGCCGAACGTGAGTTCCTGCCCGAGCCCTTGGGTGTCGATGATCTGTTGGACTTCCGGTTTCTTCTGTAGGAGGTTGATGATCGAGGTCAGATAGTGGACGGTATCCATTGTTTGCTCCTTTGATGTGATGATGATTTAGTCTAATCGTGCAGATTTTTAGACTATGTTCTAGTCTTTAGTCAGAATGTCGTACCCGAGGTGTTCGGCCAACCGCAACCGGTATTGCTTCTGTGGTTTGCGGCGTCCGGTTTCCCACATGGCGATCACGTTCGGGCTGGCTACGCCGATTCGTTCGGCGAGTTCCGCCTGTGAATACCCGTGGCGTAGCCGCCAGTATTTGATGCACTGGCCGATGGTTACGCGGTCGCTGATGGTCTCGTAGTCAACGGGGATGTTGCCGACGTTTTGTCGGGTGAAGAACTGGCCTGTTTGGCTGTCTTGTTCCACGGTGACTTCGTGGCCGTTGATTACGGTTTTGATCTTGTCTTGCTTGCGCATGTTTCACCTCCCTACGATGGATGATATATCTATTATATCACATTGTTTCTGTTTCGCCAAACAAGTCGGCAACAGCTTCGCGCCCGTCGTCAGTCAGAGCAAACCGCCAGCAATGCCGGTGCCGACTGTTCACACCCTCCCTATCGACACGGCAGACATAACCGGAACGTTCAAGCTCGATCATGCGCGACCTCAAACCCTGAGGGGTGTCATCGTACTTCGCGGCACCCGCCATCTGTTCGATTTCCTCGTGGGTAAGCGGACGCTTCGCCACCCACAGAATCAGCAGCACATGCACCTGTTGCTTGCCGAACATCACGCCACCGCCATTTCAGCGGAGTGGCGGAGGAACGCGGCCACACTCGCAGTCACAATCCATCCGGCAACCCACTTGACCCCGAACCGTACCCGGTTGATCTTGGCTGCCATCGCCCACACCGGGAGCGACACCCACGGGCTGAGACACCAGCCGCAGTAGGCAAGTTCTCCGAGACTGCCCGCGTAATCCTTGGCCCATGTGGGGAGCGAGTTGGGCAGGTTCTCGGTCTTTACGGTCAGCTTGCGGCGGAGCGCTGAGAACGCATAGCCGGGGCCGGGGGAGAGTTGCACCACGGTGGTGGCGTATCCCGCTGTGATTCCAGCGGAAAGCACGGCAGTCCACCAGTTCAGCTCAGGCTTCATCGGTCTTCCTTTCCTCGTGGCGACGCCAGCAGTGATACCGCTTGTCGTAATCCGCGTACAAGTCTTCGTAAAGCTGCTTCGCTTCCTTGGTGGCTTCATCATGGGTGAACCCGTGGTGTTCCAAAGCGTATTGCGCGGCACCGACCCAGATCGAGCGCCGAACATGCTGATACCAGCGATCGAACAGCTTGCCACACACCTTGTCGTGCTTGTTGTCCCCGAGGAAATCGGCCACGCTCTCCACCACGAACTTACGCAGCGTGTTCACGGTGATACGGTTACGATCGAACAGCTCCAGCACATCGGTGGTGAAAGTGTCAGGCTTCATCGGTTTCCTCCTTTTCTTCGGTTTCGTCATCGTCCACCAGATAATCGTCAAGGCTGATATCTTGCGGCTCGAAGTAGATCAACCCGTCCAGCAAGATCATCGGGTAACGCACGATTACCCCTTGGTCTTTGGCAATGGTGCGTATCGCTCTGGCGGTAGGGCTGCCCGACGATACGATGCGGAGCCTACGATTCATTTGCTGGGCGTATACGCGGCACGACACCAGATAACCGGCGTCCTGCCACTTGCACGTAGGGCACCCGTCGAACAGGACGAACATGTCCCGGCTTTCCAAGATCGTTGCGGTCTTCATCAGAACGTCACCCCCAATGCGTTGGCCAGCACATCCGAGATATGGAGAGTGGCCAACTGGCGACGCTTATGCTCGGCAATCTCCGTTTCAATATCCTTGCGATAGACGGGGATGACTTGATGGTGCGCCGCCCCGACCACGCGCGGGTCAAACATCGAGAAGTAGAGGACTTCCAACGAGTCGCACACCACGAAGTACTGGAGTACCTGAGCTTTGTACTGCTCGGGGATGAAGTCGAGGCCAGTCGCCTTGCCGTCCAGCGTGTACTCGGGCAACACCTGTTCGATCACGTCCACCAGTTCAGGTTTCAGGTTGGCGATGTGGGTTCGCATGGCGTCCGTGTGCATCATCCACGGCACCACGGTCTGCAAGTGGTAGGCGGAGCCGAGCGACTTGCATTCGATGGCCCACGTCGGCTTCTCAACGTTCTCGTAGGCGTCCGGACTGCAAGCGATACGGTCGTCGTCGTCACTCTCCCAGATACCGCAGTCGGTCACGCAATCGCCGGGGTCGAAGCCAAGCACGTTGAGCGTGAGCTGGATGTTCTCGGGTTCGAGACGGTGGCCGCGTTCCATCGGCGGTTCACCGTCCGCTGGTTCGGCCCACAGTTCCGCGACAAACTTCCAGAAGTCCACGCCGACCTTCAGCCGCTTGTTCTTCGCTTCGGCGTCCACGATCTTCTCGTCGTAGTTCTGAGCCTTCGCGTAATACTCATTGGCTTTCTCGGGCGTCTTCGCCTTCTTGGCCTGTTCCAGCGCCTTGTCTCGGTACTCCACGAGTTTCTGCACGTCGGTCTGGGCGTAGTGTTCCAAGGCGAGTCCGCCGCTTTTGGTGCCGGTGATACGGCCCATGCGTTCATCGAGCCATGCTTCCGTTTCGGTGGCTTGCGATACGTTGATGATCTTCATTGGTGTTGTCCTTTCGGTTGGGGTGTGGGCGGGTGACGAGTCCCGCCCACAGGTATCCATCACGCGAAGCGCGGAGCATACTGGTGGATGATGGAGCGAATCTCCTTGAACAGATTCCACGCGGTATCTTGCAGAACGCTTTCCGGGGCGTCGATGGAGTCGAGCGCTTCGGAGTATTCCACGCATCCGTCCGTGTAGATCGGATCGTCGCTTTCCGTCCACCAGAAGATAGAGAACAGGAAAACGTGGTTTTCCACGTCCTCGGTGACTCGGGCGCGCAGCCGGGTATCAGTGAACGTGATGATCGCCGTATCATACGGTTCCCGTTCCGATTCCCAATGGATGCCGCTGACTTTATCGAAGTCAAACACATACTGGTTGATGACGGTGAAGAGGTTGATGCTGTTCATTGCGACTCCTTGGGTCATATATCAAGCCCCGTGCTTGATATATATAATATATCACAATGTGGTTGGTGGAGCAATATGGCGTGTCGCGGAAAAATCAGCCATCGCACGGCAGTAATACAACACCAGCTTCGCCAACGGCCCGACATTCCGCCACTTCGGCGTACCCGACATACTGACACTGGTGCCTACAGCGCCGATGTCTTCAAGGCTTATCCGCGCATACCGTGCGCCCTTGGTCATGATCTCAAGCCCGATGGAGGACGCGGACACCCACCATCTTGCGGTACGCTCCACCAGCTTCCCGCCCATGGGAATTTTGTAGTCGGCGGAAAGCCTGAGAACACCCAGATTGATAAGATCAGTGGACGTTGTTACTGTGATTTTCTCGGGCGTGTACTCCAATTCGTCCCAGTCCAGCTTACGGCCACGCTTCACCGGACGCTCAAGAAGGACAAGCATGGTGTTGTCCTTGATCTCTTCATCCAAGCTCTTGAGCAGCTTAATCATCATCGCTTCATCCATCAGATGCCTCCTTCATTGGACTCCAAGCCGCCCACCAGACTGAACGTGCTGACCATAAACATTGACACGCCCGCGAACATCACGATAAGGGATGGCAGGCCGATGCTCCACGAGCATCCTCGCGCCACGGAGCAGACCACGCATCCGCCGAAACCCGCCCCGGCGACGAACAAACCTAACATCATTAAGGCGACACACATTGCGACATCGCCAGCGCCGAACTCTCTAGCCCCGTTCTTGTGCTTGCTCATTTCAAGTCCTCCAATTCCTTTTCGATCTCTTCGCCCATCTTCTCCGACATGGGACGCGGATCATCAATATACGCCTTGATGCCCTTACACATGTGGCCGATAAGCCGGTGGGTGATGTTCGCGTAATCCATGCTCGGGACAGACATGTTCAGGTCTCCCAATTCGGTTTCAAACTGGAACACGCCCACGATTTCGGCGGCGTCGTCCCGGTGCAACGGTGTAGGTTCCGTGCTGGCGACCAGTGCGCCGCAACCGGGCAGTTCAGTCTTCGCCTGATCTGAGTCCGGGTAGAAGTTGTGGACGTATTCGATGATGCTCAGCAGGTCTTCAGCGACTGGTTCCGGTACGTCCGCCATCACGCCGCATGTGACGCTGAACTGGGTTCCTTCCAAGAAGTCGTAGTGAGTAGTGAACAGCAGTTTGGCGTTCTCAGCGTCCTTGATGCTGTCAAGAACGATCTGCGGGTTGGCCGCCGCGTACAGTGTGACGTACATTAGTGGGTCCTTTCAGATTCGGGTGTGGGAGATTGCGTTCATAAGGTTGTCTAGATCGGCTTGGGTGAGTCCACGCCATCCCCTGACCTGACGGTTAAGAGTGCCGTTGATAAACTCGCCGCGCGCCTCGGACGGGATATTATGGGCCTTCATCGCTTGGACAAGCTCGGCGTACTGTTCCGCGCTTATGGGACGGTCAGCATTCTCGTAACGCTGTTTCGCATACGCGCCGTCATCGTCCTTGTCAGGGAAGATGCCCAACACTGCGTAGAGACTGTAGCGGCGGGCGTAGGTGATGGCGCTGCCGACCTGCTGGGGGTCGCCGGTGACGAAGAACGGGTAGGAGCAGGCGACCATCAGGTCTTTATCATCGAAGATGATGGTCTCCACCTTTCCGATGACCTGCCGCGCTTCTCCCTCGTTGGAGAACGTTACGCGCTGGCTGAACCCCAGCCCGTGCTTCTCGAACACGGGTTTGATGGTCTTGAGGATCGTGGCGAGGTTGAGGTACTTGTAAGTCCGGTTGCCCGCCTGCGCTGTTTCGTCGGTGACGAAGTTGGGCACCTCGTTGAGGACTTTCATGAACCTTGTGTAGAGGTTGTTTTCCATCACTGTTCCTTTCCGCTAGTAGTGTGATGATATAATCAGTATATCACTAGTCCATGTAGAAGTCAATATCCGCATCTCGCATGGCGTGCAAATAGAACTCGCCCAATTGCTCTTCGGTGGGCGGATTGTTGTGGAAGTCGAACCAGCCGCTGCCGTCCGACGTGCAAACACTGCCATCCCAATGGATGTCGTAATTCACGGTCTTCGGATACCGGGGGCTGAGGTGCAGGTCGAACATGGTGCCGTTGTCGAACCTGATATGGATATTGTCGGCAATTCGGGTGACGTTCTCGATGTGGCGGCGGCCGGTCAGGTACTTGGCGATGCTTTCGATAATCATTTGGGTTACCTCCTTGGGTATAAGCTCAAGCCGTTTGCTTGATATATATAATATATCACATGTGGTAGTGTTAGGCAAACGCGACACGCGGAGAGCCGAAACCCTCCGCGCTCGCAGATCAACAATCGCAACCAGTCGTGTAATACACCACGTCCGCGTCATCGTTCTCAAACTGCAAACTCAGAAGATGCACCAGCAACTCCAATCCGCCATAGTTGTACGCCTGCACGAAAAACTCCAGATACTCCGGTTGATTCGCCTCCAGCATGTACAAAGGCCTGGCCCAATCGGCTCCATAATCCTGCGTATAGTCGTCGAACGCCTTATCGAAGACCTTCTCCGGCACGTAACCGTAATCTCCGATACGGTAGATACCTTGCTTCTCGCTGTAATCATCAAGATCATGCAATTCCGGAATCAGGCGGATGTCGATCTCTTTAATCATGTCACGCACGATATCTATCGAGATCGTAACCTTTTCGCGTTCCATCTTTATCGCTCCTTTGCTTGGTCAGCGGCTTCGTACTCGGTGCCGTCAGCGTCGATCACAACCCTGGTAACAGTGTGATGCGATTCGGTTCCGTACTTCATCTCAACCGTTTTGTACAGCGCTTCCGTGAATCCGGAGTAGCTTGCGCATTCCAGCATCTTTTCGGCCATCTGTTCGATAGTCAGCCAACGATTCTCATAGCAGAGCCAAGCGTATTCCTCCCAGCCCATGTAGGTTTCGTTCCAATCGTCTCGAATCAGATTGGCCAGCTTGAAGACTGGGATGTACCCGTAGGGTTCGTGGTGGTAGTAGTAGCCGCACGGTTTGGGCGTCTGAGTCCAATGATCTTTTGCAAGGTGAATGACGTGCTGGATGCCGCCTCGGATGGTCTGGATGTAGGTCTCGTTCATTGTGTCCTCCTTGGGAATAGTCTCAAGCCCGATCGCTTGATATACCCATTATATCACTATTGGGCTGTTGAGTCAAATTCGGCACGCCATCGCCGCCGCTCTCGGGAAAGAACTCACGCTCCAGCGCCTCCACTCCACCAGTGGCACCCCAATACGCACGCCGCGCCCGCAACGTGGTCGCCACGTCAGCGGACATGGAATCGGGAAGCCTCCGAGCCATCCAATTCGACAACTGGGCTTCGCTTCGCTGATCCTGCTTCCGAACCCTCCAATTAACCGCGTTGGCCAGCCACACGGGCAAGGTGCGCACGTACTGCAATGGCGTACCCTGGCAGGACTCCACGAATCGTTTCGCGGCCCTCATAAGCGCGTCGGCACCGACTTCATCGAACGCCTGATTGAAATACCGCAAAAGTTCGTTCGATACCCTGCACTTCTTCGGCCACAAGTCCATAAGCGCCTTGAGCGTCTCCGATGAATGGCAGGCGACTGTGATTTTTTCTTCTTCGCGCGGGGATTGTTCTTGGGTTTTGTTCTCTTGGGTTTTGTTAGTCAAAACCTCGTTTTGGGGTAGGTCAAAAGCAGGTTTTGAGGGGTCAAAAGCAGGTTTTGG